GGAGGTTCCGGTGGCGCTGGCGGCACCGGCGGTGGCGGCGCTGGCGGCACCGGCGGACGCCAGGTGTCTGAGGTGGCTCCCACTAACGGCGCCAACGGTGCGATCAATACCGGCTCGGGCGGTGGCGGCGGTGGCGGAGCGCGAGCGGATACTGGGGGCCCGCAATCGGGTGGTCTCGGTGGTCTGGGCGGATCTGGCGTCGTCATTGTCGCGTTCCAATACACCAACTGACCATGGCCCACTTCGCTGAAATTGGACCTGACAACCTGGTGCTGCGTGTCGCAGTGATCCCCGACGAGCAGGAGTCGCGGGGCGCAGACTTCCTGGCCCAGGACCTCGCCCTCGGCGGCACCTGGATCCAGACATCCTACAACACTCGCCGCGGCGTGCATGTCCTAGGCGGGACTCCGCTCCGGAAGAATTACGCCGAGACCGGGTTCACGTTCGACGCGGTCCGCGATGCGTTTATCCCGCCCAAGCCGCCCGCGCCCGAGACCGGACCGGACTGGGTCCTGGACGAGACAACCTGCGACTGGGTTAAACCGTGAGCTTCATCTCATTCCTCCTCTCTGCCGCCGGCGGAACTGTCCTCGGCGGCGTCACGCAGCTCCTCGGCACGTTTGCGTCCGAGGCGCGTGAGTGGTCCGCGTCCAAGCGCCGCATCGCGGAGCTCCAGGCGATCAAGGAGCGCGACATCTCCCTCGGGGAGCTGGCCGCGTTCACGAAGGCGCAGGAAGGCTTCACCTCGAGCTACTCCCCTCCCGCGGGGGCGCCGGCGTGGACGCATGGGCTGCTGACCGTCGTGGAGTGCATTACCAAGCTGGTCCGCCCAATGATGGTCATCGGCGCCTGCTGGTACGTCTGGAACCTGTCCAGCGAGCAGCTCGGCGGACTCCAGCCCGAGATCGTCACGTTCTCCTTCGCAGTCGGGTACGCCTGGATCGGCATCCGCCACCAGAAGCAGGTTACGAAGTAACATGTCCACGATCCCCGACGAGCTCCTGCTGTCCAGGATCCGCCGGGAGGCGGAGGCCCGCCAGGCTGCGCTGGACGAGCTCCGCTCGGCCCTGGACAAGGCCACGGCTGCGATGGACAAAAAGGTCATCGCGGCCGCGTCGAAGCTGTCAGCGCAGATCGATGGTAAGACCGTCAAGAGCTCGGCGATCGCGGGCATGATCCTGCGGACCCAGGTGGAGCCTGGCTTCGCCCTGGCCGAGCAAGTCACGCTCCTCGAGGCCAAGGTCGACGACAACCAGAACACCAGCGAGGCCAGCATCGAGGAGGTGCGCCGGGTCACCGCGTCGTCCACCGAGTCGCTGGCGCAGCAGACGCTCACCCTGGCGGCGCGGTTCGCGAACAACGAGGCCAAGGTCCAGCAGCAGCTCACCGCCCAGGCCACGGCGACGACGGCGCTGGCGCAGTCGACGACTTCGCTCCAGTCCACGGTCGCGGACTCGCAATCGCGGCTAAACACGATCGAGACCACCTACGCCACGCGCGGGTACGCGGACGCCTCCTCGTCGGCCGCGCTTTCCGCGGCTGCCGGCGATGCTACCTCGAAGGTAAACGAGGAGGCCGCGGCGCGTGCTCTGGCGGACGGCCGGGTGAGCGGTCAGTACGCGCTTCGGGTCTCCGCCGGTGGCCAGGTGGCTGGCATGACGGTGACGGCGGCCGAGGGGCTCTCGCCCGGCAGCGGCTACACTTCCGCGCCGACAGTCACGTTCCAGAACCATCCCGGCACGCCTGGCAGCGGGGCAGCCGCGGTGGCGACGGTCTCGAGCGGCTCGATCTCCGCGATCACGGTGACCGCGGCCGGCAGCGGCTACACCGTGGCGCCCAAGGTCCTCATCACCGGGGGCGGGGGCAGACTCCGCGGGCGGGAACAAGACTCCTTTCGTCCTCGAGAACGACACGCTGACGCTCAACTCGACGCTTGTCGTCAACGGGTCCTCGCTGGCCACGATCGCGGCCAACTCAACGACGCCACCCGTAAACTACATCGGCTCGTTTGCCGCCGCTCCCGGCGGGGGCTACGCAGTCAACTCCGTCTACCTCAACACGACCGACGGCAACTCGTACATCCGCAACAGCTCCGGCGCCTGGGTGCTGTTTATCGCGAAGGGCACGCGGGGTGACAACGGCACCAACGGCACGAACGGGACCAACGGGACAAATGGAACCAACGGGACGCCCGGGGTTCGTGGCTCGAAGCAGTTCTTCGCGTCCGGGTCCGCCTGGTCCGACGCGACCGCGGAGGCCGCCATCACGGCCTTGGGTTTGGCCAAGGTCCTGCTGGACCAGGTCACGGTCTCCAACGGGTCCAACTTCGCCCAGACCCGTTTTTGGAACGGCTCGAGCTGGGTCGAGGCGACCGCCGTGATCAACGGCAACCTCCTGGTCAACGGCACCATCGGCGGCGAGAAGATCGTCGCGGGCACGTCGATCACGACGCCCAAGATTGCTGGCGGCAAGTTGGAGCTGATGGGCGAGTGCCTCGTCAGCTCGAACCAGGACCCGGGCATAGTTCGCCTAAACGGCGGCTCCGGAGACGGCCCTGGCAGGGGCGGTCAGGTCGATGTGTTTGGCTCGACGTACAACACGGTCGCCGGCTACGCGGGCGCGGTGCTGATCACGCCCGCCAACGTGGCGACCGGGCACATCCGCATGCGAGACCGCGCGGGCGTGGACCGGGTCCACATCGACACGGCCGGGCTCGCCAACGTGTCCAACGGGCGCTTCACCACCTCAAACTTCGACGTCCACCCGAACGCCAACAACCAGGTGGTGTGCGGCGAGGACGCGGGGAGCAACGGGTCGTACATGTCGATGCGCGTAAACGGGCGCACGGTCTGGGTGCGGTTCTTTACTGCGCTCCCTTGAAGAAATACGGCGCCAACTTCCCTGACCAGTGGTCGGAGGCGATGGTGGAGCTTTGTTGCTACGCGCAGGATCGTACGCAGGATCAGGGCGGCCTTGGACAGCAGGGGCACCTGCGCAACGCGATGATTGCCCTCTGGCCCCACGTCTACGGCGGCGAGGTCGAGCCAGGTGTGCCGCGATGGCGTGATGACCTCGAGCTACTCACCTGGGCCTGGTGCAAGTACCGGGTGATCTCCGTCATCGGCCACGCATCGGCGGCGAAGACGCACACGTTCGGTCACATCGCCGCGGCGTCGTTCATCGCGGACGCGCCCAACTCGATCATCACGCTCACGTCGACGCACCTGCCCGGCCTGCGCAAGCGCCTGTGGGCCGACACGGTATCCGCGGTCCGCACGGCCCAGATCGCGCCCGGCACGCTCGGTGGCCTGATGTTCGACGTCCGGAACCATGACATGACGATCCGGCCGGCCGGGTCCAAGGAGGACAAGTATGTCATCGAAGGCATCGCGACGGACCGCGGCCAGGACGCCGTGGAAAAGATCCAGGGCACGCACTCGCGCAAGCGCCGGTACGTCGTCATCGACGAGGCTCAAGGCACGCCGTCAGCCATATTTGAGGCTGCGGCCAATTTGATGACCGATCCGGATTTCCGGATGGCGCAGCTCGCCAACCCGACGCGGCGCTACTCGGAGTTCGGCACCTGGTGCGAGCCCAACGGAGGCTGGGGCCACATCGACCCAGACATCGACCAGTTCTGGGAGACCAAGCGCGGCGGCATCTGCATCCGCCTGGACGGGCTAAAGTCGGCGAACATCAAGTACGGCAAGACGGTGTTCCCGTTCTTGATCCGCCAGGATTACCTGGACTCGGTGGCCAAGGCGTTCGGCGAGGGCTCGCCCCGCTGGTGGACGTTCGTCCGCGGGTGGTTCGCACCCGAGGGACTGTTCGGCGTGATCTTCCCGTCCTCGATCCTGGCGAAGGCGGAGAAGAAGCTCGAGTACCAGATGCCGCCAGTGCGGGTGGCGGCGCTCGACCCCGCGTTCGAGGGTGGTGACCAGTGCGCCCTGGCGATCGCCGAGTACGGCGGCGCCAACGGCAGCGCGTACGCGCTCAACATGGTCGTCTCGATGCCGGTGAAGGTGTCGATGACCGACAAGTCGGAGCCGCTCGACTACCTGATCGCCAACGAGGTCCGCCGGATCTGCACCAAGCATGAGGTGAAGCCGGAGAACTTCATCCTGGACGTGACGGGCGCCGGGCGCGGCGTCGCCGCCATCCTGGAGAAGGAGTGGTCGCCCGAGATCAATCGCTGCAACTTCGGCGGCGGCGCCACCGAGCGGAGGCTCAAAGTCACCGATTTGGACGACTGTAGTGAGCTGTTCGATCGGTTTGTATCGGAGCTCTGGTGGGCCGGCCGGGCCTGGATGGAGGAGGGCCTGGTCGGTGGGCTGAACGAGGATTTCAAGACCCTGCGCGACCAGCTCGTTGCCCGGCAGTATGAGACGGTGAAGGACAAAAAGATTCGGATTGAGACCAAGAAAGAGATGAAGGAGCGGCTCGGCTACTCCCCCGACGAGGCCGACGCGTTCGTCATGCTCGTCGAGCTCCTCCGCCGGAAGGGCGGCGTCGCCGGATCCCCGGCCGCCGGGTCCATCGGCTCCCGCGACACGCGGATGCTCAAGCGGGCGGTCAAGTATAGCAACGTGATGAACCCGGAGCGCGAATTCGCGAACGCCTGATGGCCCTGATCAAATCCTTCCGCGATGTCCCTCCGGGAGGCTGGCGCTACGTCCAGCCGGAGACCGCGGTGCGGTTCGACTGCGACACGTTTGAGGGCCTGGTCGCCCTGGTGGTCCCGCACCGCCGGTACAAGGGGATCCCGCACGAATCGACGGCCCAGGACATCCAGCGGCAGCTCTGCGCGGGCCTGGACGAGACGTGGTGCCAGGCCGAGCCTGGCGAGACCCATCGGCCGGTGGCGGACCTGACGGCCAGCCTGACGACCGGCATGGCTCTGTCCCTGGGCCGGGCCGTGGTGGCCGCCTTGGCTGAGATCGCCGCCGGCAAATCCCCGTTCTGCCCGCCCGAGGAGGCCCAGGCGCGTGCATCCGTGTGCCGGGGTTGCCCGTTCAACAAGTCGTCCTCCCTCTGCTCCTGCTCGGCGGTCTACAAGGCGATCGAGGCCACGATCCCCGCCGGCCGGAAGCACCCGGGGATCTCGGTCTGCATGGCGTGCGGGTGCAGCCTCCAGGCCAAGGTTAACCTTCCCCTGGACGTCGTCCTCGCCGGCAATGCGCCGGACACGGTCTTCCCGTCCTGGTGCTGGCAGAGACCCGGCAGCCCCTTGCAGGGTAGTTCTGCCTCGGATACAACGCCTTGACCGCATGGACTCATACCCGACCTCCACGCTGCCGACGTCGTCGGAGCGCCGCATCCGCGACGCCGCCACGGCGCGATCCCTCTGGCTAAAGCTGCGGACGGCGTCGGAGGTCCGGCGGAACAAGTGGGTCCAGGTCCAGAACCAGCTCGATGGGGCTCCGCCGTTCTCGAACCGCGAACTGATGGAGCTCGGGCAGTCGTGGCGCTGCAACGTCAACTTCCGCGACGCCGCGTCGACGCTCGAGCAGGTGCTCATCAGTTACTGGCGGCTGCTGCACGACACGACCAACTTGGCGTCGGTCCAGTACCTGACTCCAGACGATCCGAATGCTGAAAAATGGGAGCAGACTTTTCAACATAACTTCAACCGATTCATCGACGACTGGGGCCCGGACTACGTCCGGAACTACCTGCTGTTCTCGCAGAACCACGTCTCGTTTGGCGTGGGCGTCGCGTTCTGGAACGACAAGTCGTCCGCCCGCTGGGAGGCGGTGCGCGTGGGCGAGGTCGAGGTCCCGACCCGATCCAAGGCTAGCGTCGAGAAGCTGACGCTGTTCGGCGTCCGCCAGGAGCTCGAGGTCGACTTCCTGTGGGAGCTCGTTCGCACCGCGGAGTCCAAGGCCACGGCCCGCAAGCGAGGGTGGAACCCCGAGGCGATCGAGGAGATGCTGGTCCGCGAATTCGTGAAGCAGGACGGCGCGGTCTCCACTCCCGTCACCGGCCAGGATGTCCTGGAGCTCCAGCGGCTGATGCGCGACAACGCGCTCGGAGTGACGACCGGGCACGACCCGGTGAAGCTGGTCCACCTGCTGGTGCGCGACTACGACACCAAGATCAGCCGGATGATCTTTGCCGAGGGCCAGGAGCACCAGGACAAGTTCCTGTTTGACGACAGCGGCTCCGACTCCCGCCCCGACAGCATGGTCCACACGCTGGCGGCGGTGTTCTTCGACGCCGGAAACGGCGACTGGTGGGGCACGAAGGGTTTTGGAGTGAAGAACTTCCAGCTCGCGACCGTGCAGAACCGGCTGAAGAGCCGCGCGGTCGACCGGACCCTGATCGACGGACTCAATTTCCGCGACCTGTCCGAGGGCGGGCGCGAGACGGTGCCGATCACGTCGGTGGGCCCGTTCAACTTTTTGCCCAAGGACGTCGAGCAGGTGGGCAGCTATCCCACGGGCCGCTCCATCATCGAGACGATCGAGATGCTGGACGCCCAGCAGTCCTACAACAACGCCCGCTACCGCGACCAGGGGAAGCAGATCCAGCAGACGGACACGGCCACGCAGGCGAACATCCTGGCGAACATCCAGAGCCAGGTCGACGTCGCCAACGCGACGCTGTACCTCCGCCAGATCGCCCGGAACCTGTTCACCGAGCAGTTCCGCCGGCTGCGGACCCGAGGCAATCCGGACCAGGACGCGAAGCTGTTCCGCCGGCGCTGCATCGAGGAGATGGGCATGCCCGACAAGGTCTTTTACGACGGCGAGATCGCGGTCCGCACCGGCGCCGATCCGGGTGCGATGAACCTGGCGATGCAGGGTGACCTGGCCCTCCAGGGCATGCAGCTTCCCGAGGCGAACCGTCGGTGGATGCAGGAGAAGTGGGTGACGTCCAAGTTCGGGTCCCAGGCGGTTGCCAAGGCGCTGCTGCCGGTCGACGCCACCGCAGAGATCAAGAGTCAGCGTCTGGCGCTCATGGAGAACAGCGACATGGGCGAGGGCAACCCGCTGCCGGTCGATCCCCAGGACAATCACGCGGCCCATGCGCCGCAGCACCTCCAGCCCATGGAGGTCATCGTCCACAACTACGACGCCACGGGCCGCATCGATCCCAACGGGCTCATCGCGCTCCAGAACGCGATCCCGCACCTCGAGGCGCACTTCAACTTCCTCAAGGCCGACAAGCTCCAGGAGGCCCTGTACCGCGAGCTGTGGCCCAGGTTCACGGCGGTCAGCTCCGCGGCGGAGGGCATTTTCCGGATGGTCGAGAAGATGCACAACCAGACGCAGCAGGCCCCGCCGGGCGACCCCAACGCCGCGGGGTTTAGCCCCGCCGGCCAAGTGGGTGCGACGGCGCCCCAGTAGAGTTTCCCCCAAGTCCCATGCTAGCCTACCTCCGCGACCTGTTTAGCCCCCCTCCCCGCATCGTTCGCATCCCCGCCCGGATCAAGGATCCGCTCACCAGCCGAGAACGGATGGAGATCCGCGAATGGCTGGCCTCGTCCATGACCCAGCGCGTGCTCGGTCTGATGGAGGCGTACCACCCCGGAACCAACCTGCTTTTCCCGAGCTACGCGCGCAGCGAGTGGGACGAGCGGGCCGCGGTCACGTACCTCTCCCGCGTAAAGGGCTGGGAGATGTACCGCGACCGGCTGCTCCAGCTCGCGGATGCGCCCAAGGAGCAGCGTGAGCCGGCCGAGACCTTTACCGAATAATGAGCACCGAAACCAGTCCCACTGCCGCGCCGGCTGATGCTGGCGGGGAAGATCATCTTGCCGCGGCGAACGAGTTCTTCGCGGCCCAGCAGGCTCCCGCCAAGGAGCCAGCCAAGGAACCAGTCAAGGAACCGGCCAAGGAGGTCGCAAAGGAGCCGGCGAAGCCGGACCCGCTGGCGGCCGTGCTGAAGGCTGCGGCGAAGCAGGAAGCACCCGCCGCGCAGGCTGAGGCGCCGACACTCGAAGACATCGACAAGGGCCTCCAGGCCCCGCCCGACAACGCGAAGAGCCGAGCCGGCTGGGACGAGCTAAAAAAGCGAGCAACCGACGAGCGCAAGCTTCGCCTAGAGCTGGAGGCCAAGCTCAAGACGGCCGGCTCGCCGGTCGACGAGGCGACCAAGGCGCGCCTGGCCGAGCTCGAGACGCAGAACAAGACGTTCAGCGAGCGGCTCAAGGTCCTCGACCTCAAGGCACATCCCGAATTCCATTCCCGGTACGTCATGCCGGCCGAGCAGGCGAAGCTGGCCATGGCCAACATCGCGAAAAGCGACGAGGTCGAGGTCAACCTGGACGAGGTCCTGTCGCTCAAGGGCAAGGCGCTCAACAAGGAGGTCAGCGACGTGATGGAACGGATGACGCCCTACGCCCGGGTCAAGTTCCAGGCGAGCCTCGACGCCTACTTCACCGCCCAAGCCGGAGCCGACCAGGCGATCGCGCAGGCGGACGAGTCGCTAAAGGCGCTCAAGACCACCGGCGGGGCCCGCTCCAGGGCCTCCTTCGATGAGGTGGCTGGGTCCTACAAGGACGCGTTCCTGCCGGCGCCTGTCGACGAGAAGGCTCCGGACCCGACGGCGTCCGAGTACAACCAGGCTTTGTCTCAGATCGGGGCCCGAGCTGAGACATACGCGTTTGGCTCCCTGGACGACCGGGGCGCCGCGGACCTGGCACACAAGGCCGCGCTGTACGAGTTTACCATGGCCCACGGCATCCCGCGCATCGCGGCGCTGTACAACGCCGAGCTCACGCGGACCGCTGCCCGGGTGGCCGAGCTCGAGGCCCAGGTGAAGGGCCTAACCGCGGCCAGCCCGCAGGTCGGCTCCGGCTCCGGGGCCCCGGCGGAGGGCGAGTCGGCGGCGCCGGACTCGCGCCGGTATTTTGTATCCGGATACAACGGTTGTAGCTGCACCCCGGGGACTGGCGGTCCCGGCGATCGGAAAGCTCTCAAGGCGGATGGCGCCCGCTGGTGCCCGCACACGCGGTCATCGGACAGTGACCTCAACCTCAATCCTTTCCGACGATGGCTGACATCAATACCTACTTCTCGGAGCGACGGAACCAGTTCCACAAGACTGTGTACCAGAAGCTCTGGCGCTCCAATCCATTCCGCACTCTGGTTCCCATGAGTGCTTTCGACCTCTCTGAGGGTCGCACGCCGACGGTCCGGACGCTCACCCATGAGCTCCCGACCTCCTATCCCTCCGCTCTGTCGGAGGTCGTCATGTCGACGGGCACGGGCAACGCCCAGTGCCAGCCGACGCCGACCACCATCAAGCCCGGTGAGCTCCAGCGCACCTTCAAGCTCTTCCAGACCGCGTTCAATACGGACACGGTTTGCTTGAGTGATCTGAAGCGCGCGGTTGATGCCGCCCAGACGGTCGCCGGCTTCGAGCGGGCGCTGTCCGAGTACATCAACGTCTGGTGGGGCGACTGGTATCGCCTCCAGAACATCGCCAACGTGAACAACAAGGCGGTCACCCGGGCCTCCGGCTCGCTGATCGTCGCGGAGTCCACCGCTGCGGATTTCACCGGCATCGGTGCGTCCCTGCCGAACGACTTCCTGAGCATGGACCACCTCAAGCAGATCTACTGGCAGCTCTGCCGGAACGGTCTCGCTGACGAGCTGGCCGTGGGTCGCGACAGCCGTGGTCGTCCGGTGCTCCCGCTCATCGCGGGCCCTGGCATCATCGGTCGTCTTTTCACGAACTCCGACACCAAGGAGCAGGTGAAGTTCTTCGATCCTGCGAAGAACCTCGAGATCCTCGGATACGACGGCGCCGTCAACGGCTTCCTCCCCGTGGTCGACCTGTTCCCCATGCGCTTCGGCAAGACGGGCGGCATCGCTTCGGCGGCCGACCTGACCCTGGCCAACGCGATCTACCCGACGACCAACGCCAACGCGACCGTCGGCCGCCGCTACACCGCCCGCGCCACCTACAACCTCAACGGGGTTAACGGTGGTCTGGCCGAGTACGAGGTGGCCACGATCCTGGGCCGTCAGGTCTGGGAGGCGAAGTTCGAGAGCGTCGACCCGACGCAGTTCAGCGGGATGAAGTTCGATCCCATGAACTACATCGGCGAGTTCCAGTGGATCAACCAGAAGACGTTCCTGGGTGACAACGACCGGGGCAACCTCGGCTACTACCTGGCGGACATCCGCTGCGGTGCGAAGCCGATCTTCCCCGAGCTCGGTTACACGATCCTCACCAAGGCGACTGCTGACTGATAGTTTGTGACTCGCGGGGCTCCGGCGAACCCGGAGCCCCGCTTTCTCGCATGGAAATCCACAAGACAGCCCTCGCCGGCATCGGAGGTCTCGTAGCCATGCTCACCGTCGAGCAGTTCAACCGCGTGATTGGGACAATCATCGGCGTCCTGACGGTCCTTCATCTGTCCATCCTCATTTTCAAGTCACTTCGGAAGAAGTGACGTGACTACGTCATGAACGAGCTCCCCCTCGGATCCCTGCCCCGAATCTCCAGCATCCCTGGCCCCCGGGGCCCCAAGGGCGACAAGGGCGATCCGGGCACCAACGGTGCCGCCGGCGTGACGCCGTCGACCACTACGACCGCGTCGTTCGTCATGCCCGCGGCCAACGGTGCCGTGACGGTCACGGTGCTCTCGACCGCCTGGGCGGTGGCCGGGATCCCGGTCTACGTCGAGACCGCTGGGCACTTCGTCGTGTCCACGGTCCTGTCGGCGACCTCGTTCTCGCTGACCGCGCAGACGGCCACCGGCAACGCCGCTGCCGGCGGCGTCATCTCGACCGGCAAGCGCGTGGTGCCTGGCGCCCGCATGACCGCGGACACCTCGCAGGTGGATTCGCTCGGCGGCCGCGTCACCGCGCTCGAGAACGGCAGCACCGCCGGCAACCGCACCTGGTACGCGAACAGCGCCCCCACCAACGGGGGAGGGGCCCTGCGCACGGGCGACCTGTGGATTAATCCGAGCCAGAGCAACCGGATCTATCGTTGGGACGGCACGCAGTGGGTCGACGTGCAGCGGATCCTTGAGCTGACCGACTTCGGCACCGGCATTCGGCCGATCGTCAAGGTCAACAGCCTCCCGACCTCCGGCTACGTCGACGGCGACTTCGTCTGGCTCAACACCGACGGCAAGCTGTACCGCCGGGTCAGCGGATCCTGGACCAAGGCAATCGGCACCGGCGACCTGGTGGGCCAGATCGATGGCACCATGATCGTCGACGGCTCCCTGGTCGCCCAGAAGATCGGCGCGAACGCGATCACCGCGGACAAGATCGGCGCCAACCAGGTCATCACCCAGGCCGCCAACATCGGCACCGGCGTCATTACCGACGCCCACGTCAGCAACCTCTCGGCCGGCAAGATCACCGCGGGCGACATCCAGTCGGTGAACATCGGCTACGCTGGCCGCATTTTCCACCCGACGTACAGCACCCGCAAGTTCCGGACGGTCGAGTTCGACTCGGCCTCGGTCAACGGGCACATCTTTGGATCCGGCGCCGGCTGGACCTTCCAGCACACCGCGGGCCTGCGCACGGTCTGCCCCGGGCACGCGCTGTGGGGGCAGGCCGGCTACACGACGACCCTGTGCCCGGATGCGAACGGCACCGCGATTGTCCAGATCCAGGGGAGACTGGTGGGCTACAACGGGGCTGCGACGGTCTATTGCCGCATCAACTCCGGTAACTACGTCGCGCTCAACTCGCGTGTCGCGGATGACGGCGATGACTCGATCATCGACACCACACGCCGGCTGACCGGCCTGGCGCTCACCGACCAAGTGACCTTCTACGTGGCGCCCTGCAACTCCAACGGGACCATCGACACGTCGGTGACGTGCCGGGCCGACATCGACGTCATCTGCTTCAACTGGTAACCCATGATCAAGCGCACCTACGGCGACGTGAAAGATGAGCTGCGCCGGGTCGCCGGCCAGACGGGCCTGATCGTGGACGACGCCAGGGTGAAGCTCTCCGTCAACCTGGTCCAGGAGCGGCTCTGCACCCTAGGCGAATGGCCCTACCAGTACGCGCGGGTGAAGTTCCGCCAGCGGGGCGGCGTGGTCGCGCTCCCGACCGCGTACGAGGCGATCGTCCACTCCACGATCGATCGAGAGCCGATCGAGACTCAGCCGCCTTGGTTTGAGTTCCTTGAGTTTGGGCCAGGACCCTACGTCAAAAACGAGTGGGCCAACTACGGCTTGGACATGGGCGAGCACCCGACGTACGTCGCCCCGCCCAACTCCGGCGCGACTGTGCGCGTGACTTCGACCGACGGCGCGGACGCGGGCGTGGTCAAGGTCTTTGGCCTAGACACCAACGGGGTCGCGAAGTCCGAGAACCTCACGCTTCCGGAGGCCAGCACCGAGACGGTGTGGTCGCGCATCACCCAGGTGGTGAAGCCCAAGACGGCCGGCGACGTTGTGCTGACCTTAGTCGATCAGTTCGGAAACGAGGTCGTGGGCGCCGACTACCGGGCCCGCGACGTCAACCCGACGTTCCCCCTGTACCGGTTTACCGCCATCGCCGACGACCAGACCAAGATGGTCGACGCGATCGTGCGGCGCCGGCTGTTCGAGATCGAGGCCGACACCGACGAACTGTTCGTGACCAACTTGAACGCGCTCCGCCTGGGCGTGAAGGCGGTGGCGCTGCTCGACAAGGGCGACATCCAGGCCAGCGAGCTGGCGTTCGCCGCTGCGGCCCAGATCCTCCGCGACGAGGGGACCAAGTACCGCAACCACCATCCGCTGCCGGTGACCGGCACCAAGATCTCCGCGATGAGCGAGCGCGGCGACATCTACTGATGCCGGCCGTCGAGACATGGCTGGCCGACACCCAGGCGACCGTGGCCGAGGGGATGAACCGCGGTCGGGAGCCCGAGCTGCTGGCCGAGCAGCAGGCCGCCCTCCTGCGCAACGCCTCGGTCCGCGGCGGCCGGGTCTCGTCCAGGCCCCGGATAGTGAAGAGGATGAATCTGCCGGTGGGCCTGATGCAGGGCGCCGCGGTGTTCCCGGCGACGAGCCAGATCGTGGTCTCGGTGAATGGACGCGTCCACGTCATCGATCCGCAGAGGTGGACGTCGGTCGAAAAGACCAGCAACTCAAACCGCAACTCGAGCAAGCAGCCGCGGGTCTGGTTCTGCGAGACGGCCGGCACCCTGGTGATGCAGGACGGCCAATCTCGGCCGTTCCTCTACGACGGGGCCGACTTCCGTCGGGCGAACAGCGACGAGGTCCCAGTGGGCCGGGCGATGGCGTTCTCCAACGGGCGCCTGGCCGTGGTGGTCGGGACCGGCAAGGACGTCCGCCTCGGCGACATCCGCCAGCCGGAGCACCAGTCGGAGCTCAAGTTCACCGAGACCTACAGTCTGCTGGGCGGTGGCGACTTCTCGTTCCCGTCCCAGGTGCGGGCCCTCGCGGCTTTGCCAGTCATCGATACGGGATCCGGCCAGGGCGCCCTGATCGTCGGGTGCGACAACGCGGTCTTCACGCTCAAGACCCAGATCACCGAGCGTGACCTCTGGGGCGAGGTCGGATTCCAGACCGTATTGCTCCCCACCCGCGGGATCACGGGCGGCAACGCGGTCGTCGCGGTGAACCAGGACCTCTACTTTCGGAGCTCAGACGGGCTCCGATCGATCCGCACTTCGACCGCGGACTACAGCGCGCCGGGACTCGCGCCGCTCTCGGTCGAGGTGCGGCATCGGTTGGACTACGACAGTCAGTTCCTGCTCCAGGACGCCAGCGTGGTCTGCTTCGACAACCGCGTGCTGGCGACGCACAGCCCGTTCATCTACGGGCCCAGGTCGCTGGCCCAGGGCATCCTGGCGCTCAATTTCGACACGATCTCGGGCCGCGGCCAGAAGTCCCCGCCCGTCTTCGACGGCGAGTGGGACGGCGTGATCGTGGCGCAGCTCTTCACCGGCATCGTGAACGGGACCGAGCGGTGCTTCGTCCTGGGCCGCGACGTGGCGGGTGCCAACGCGATCTACGAGATCCTGCCGGAGACGTCGGTCCAGGCGGGCGACGAGCCCACCCAGGCGATCGAGACACGCATGCTCTTTGGCGACAGCCCCGGGGTGCTCAAAAACATCCGGCGCTGCGACGTCCAGTTCTCGAACATCCGCTCGGGCCTAGTGGTCCGCGTCCTGTTCCGCCCGGACAAGTACCCCCACTGGATCCAGTGGGACCAGTTCTCCGTCGACGCGCCGCCCGCGCAGGCGTGGGGCCGCGTGACCCCGCAGCACCGCAGCCTCCTGTCCACCAGGTCTCCGGTCGAGCACGTCGACCCGTCGACTGGTCGCCTCGTATCGTGTGCGACCGGCTTCCAGGTCCGCGTGGAGTGGGACGGCTTTGCCCGCCTGGATTACCTCCAGCTCTTCCAGGAGCGGGTATCGATGATGCCGTACGCGGACAACCCGGCTCCCAACAGCCAGACGGACATGGTCACCGTGCCGTCCTGGGCCACGTCCCCATCGTTCTGGTACACGCACCCCGTCAGCCCCTTGGCGGGCACCTCCTGATCCGATAAAAACAGCCAGCCGCCAATGCCCAACCTAGCGATCCAGCCCGCCACCGCCCCGGTCGACGCGCCGTTCCCGCCGGCGAGCGCGCAGGCGATGCTCAACTTTGTCGCGGCTTACCTCGGTGTCAGCGGCCTCGAGAACCTCCAGGGGTTCATCAAGTCGTCCGCATCGCCGGCCGCGGAGGACCAGGACCGAGCCTGGCTGCGGCTCGACCCGTCGAGCGGCCGGCCGCTGGGCATCTACGTGTTCAACGGTGAGTGGACCGCGGTGCCCCTGGTGGTGCAGACCGGCGAAAACACGCCGACGGCGCCCAAGAAGGGCGAGCTCTTCTACGACTCGAAGGGCGGCGTCCAGGTCTACAACGGGAGCGCGTGGACGACCAACCTGACCCCTACCGGCACGACGGCGGACCGGCCCGAGGCGCCGGCGATCTACTCGCTCTACTACGACACCGACATCTCCCGGCTGCTGCGGTACACTTCGCAGGGCTGGTCGACCGCGGACGGCGCGATCGGCGACATCAAGATGGTGGACGCCGACGACGAGGACGAGGCGCTTTCGCGGAACCCTGGCTGGGTGGTCTACTCGGCGATCGCCGGCCGCTTCCCGATCGGGGCCTCGGACACGTACGCGGCGCAAACCGCGGGCGGCTCCGGGGTTGTGGCCTGGAGCGCGAAGGGGCGCAGCGGCCAGGGCGGTGCCCGCGAGGCCACGGCATCCTTCATGGCCCAGATTTCGATCGACGGGACCGAGGTCGTCGCCGACGGCAAGAAGATGGACTCACTGACCGACATCGGCAGCGGCTCCTTCAAGACGGTCCCCCCGTACCGCGCGTTCATCTTCCTCCGGAAGGACTACTAACATGGCGAACGCAAAAGCAGCAGGAGCACTTTCGGGAGCCGCGAGCGGCGCCTCCGCGGGGGCGGCGTTCGGACCTTGGGGCGCGGTGATTGGTGGTGTCGTCGGAGCTGCCGGCGGCCTCCTGGGCGCGCAGAAGGCCCCCAAGCAGGCCGAGTACAAGCCCGTCGACCCCGCGGCGGTCCAGAAGCAGGTCATCTCCGGCAATCTCCAGAACATGGCTGGGGCCCAGGAGGTGGCGTCGCAAACCAACAACTTCAACCAGGCCGAGGCGACCAGGCTGCTGGAGTCCGCCATGCCAGGCTTTGGTGCGACGCAGAAGCGCCTGATGGCGCAGATCAACGAAGACCTCAACAGCCAGAACACGCTGCCGCCCGAGGTGCAGCAGCAGATCTCGAGGTTCGCGGCCGAGAAGGGCATCACCCGCGGCACCGGCGGCAACTTCAACCAGTTCAACCTGGTGAAGGATTTCGGGTTTAATTTGATGGACTGGAAGTCCGCCAGCCGCACGCGGGCGCTCAACACCCTGTCGACCGTGTTCGGCATGACCCCGCGCGTGAACCCCATGTCGCCCATGGCGATGATGGTCGACCCGAACACGGCGATCGGCGTCCAGACGCAGAACAACCAGATGGCGTACAACACGGCGCAGGCCGGGTACAACGCGCAGGCCGCGGCGAGCAACTACAACAACATGATGATGGCGGGCGCGTTCACGAACGCCATGAACTTTGCCGGCAACGCGATGGGCCAGGGTACGCCGCAGTCCAAGGTGGGCTCGACGCCAAAGACCGGCGGATCCGGCCTTGGGCTGAACCAGACGTACACGCCTCTCGCCGGCGCCCAGCCGTTCGCGATGCCGGGAGGCCGCTGACCTATGCCCTACGCCGAATTCCAACCCGGCAACGCCGGGCTCGCCCTGCCGAACTTTCAGCTCCAATCCGCGGAGGCCGCGAGCTCGCTGATGGAGCGGGCGCAGCGGCGCCGGATAGCAGAGCAGGACGCCGAGATGCGGCAGCAGAAGCATGCCGCGGACATGGCGACCACCGACCTCAACCAGCAGTCGCTGCGGGCCGAGATCGGCATGCAGCAGATCCGGTTCAAGGACGCCGAGCGGGTCGCCCGGGAGGCCGCCGACACGCGCGACGAGTACAACCGCGTCGCCCCCAACATCGATGAGTCGCTGAAATACATCCAGGGGCTCAACGATCCCTTCGAGCAGCGACGCCTGATGGCCCAGCTCCAGATGAGTGCGGCCCGGTTCCACAAGGACCCGCAGGTGGCGGCGATGCTCGAGAAGCAGACGTCGGCGACCATGTCGCTGATCGACGCCAACGAGAAGTCGAAGCTCCAGGAGTACATCGCGAC